AAGCAGAATCACAAGCGATCGTTGATGAGCAAGTTGCATTAGCGCAAGCAGCGTGGGATGCTTTACCTGAAGAACAGAAGCAAGAACCTTTTAATAGACCAAGACCAACTGCTATTGTTTTAGAGTAAAAATTTTTATGGCAACGTATTACGGAACATATGGACAAAAAGTCCAGTACCTAGCGTCCGATCCATCTGATCCACAAATCGGTCAGGTGTGGTATAATTCTACGTCTGCTGTTTCGAAGGTGAGGCAAGAAGTTGCAACTAATGCTTGGGCAACTGGTGGAAACTTGGCAACAGCAAGACAAGGATTAGGTTCTTCTAAAAATGGTACTCAAACAGCAAGTGCAGCATTTGCTGGTACAAGTCCAGGAGGAGGTCCTACAGGAGCAACAGAAGAATATGATGGTTCAACTTGGACTACTGGTGGGACTATGGCTACTGCTAGATTTTATTTAAGTTCAGCAGGCACCCAAACTGCAGCATTAGGTTTTGGTGGATATGCAGGAGGAGATTCTAGTGCAGTAGAAGAATATAATGGAACTTCTTGGTCTCCTGCTACTTCTATGCCTACTGCAAATAGAAATGCTGGATCGTGTGGCACTCAAACAGCAGCAATATCTTTTGGCGGAGTACCTTCAAATATTACATTATTATATAATGGTACGTCTTGGACAAATAATCCAAATGTTTTAAACACATCAAGGAACCTTTTAGCTGGAGCAGGTACACAAACAGCTGCGTTAGCTTTTGGAGGTAGTTCTTATAGTACTGCAACTGAATTATGGAATGGTACTAGTTGGACTTCAAATCCAACAGGACTTAATACAGGTAGAAGTGCTTTAAATGGTTTTGGAACACAAACCGCAGCCATAGCTTTTGGTGGATCTTTACCACCAGCTGGTTTAAATGCATCAGCAACTGAATTATGGAATGGAACTAGTTGGACATCTAATCCAACAGGACTAGGAACTGCAAGATATTATCCAAATGGATCAGGAACTCAAACAGCAGGTTTGGCTTTTGGTGGAACGTCTACTCCCGTTATAGCTAGAAATTCTACAGAAGAATGGACAGGAACTCAAACATTAAGTAGAACAATAACGGTATCATAATGGCAAATTACACAGGAATACAAGGACAGAATATTTTAATCGTAAGCTCGGATCCAGCGAATCCAGTTGAAGGACAGATTTGGTATAATTCAACAAGTAATCTTTTGAAGGGTTATGCGAATGTTGTAACTAATGCTTGGGCTAGTGGTGGAAATTTAGCTACAGGAAGATATGCTCTCGCAGGAGCAGGAACACAAACAGCGGGACTTGGTTTTGGTGGATACACAACAGTAGATATAGCAGCAACAGAAGAGTATGATGGAACTTCTTGGACAGGTGGTGGAAATATGGGATCAGCAAGAAATTCATTAGCAGGTGCTGGTACTCAAACAGCAGCATTAGGTTTTGGTGGATCACCCGCTACAGCTGCAACCGAAGAATACAACGGAACAAGTTGGTCTCCTGGAGGAAATATGGCAATAGCAAGATTTGCTCACGGAGGAGCAGGCACTCAAACAGCAGGATTAGGTTTTGGTGGTTATGCACCATCTGTATCAGGAAATACAACTGCAACGGAGGAATATAATGGAACTTCTTGGGTAACGGGAGGAACTATGGGAACAGCAAGAAGAGTCTTAACAGGAACAGGCACACAAACAGCAGCTTTAGCTATTGGTGGATTTATTCCACCTCAAACAGCTGCTACAGAAGAATATAATGGTACAAGTTGGACAACAGGTGGAAATTTAAATACGGCTAGAAATGGTTTAGGTTCAGCAGGAACACAAACAGCTGGACTTGCATTTGGAGGATCTCCAACATTACCAACACAAACAAGTGCAACAGAATTATATAATGGTACTTCTTGGACTTCTAATCCAACTGGACTTGCAACAGCACGAAGAGATATGGCAAGTGCTGGTACTCAAACATCAGCTTTAGCAGCAGGTGGTTTTGGACCACTTATAACAGCAGCCACAGAAGAATGGACTGGAACAGCTGTAGCAGTTAGAACAATCACCACTTCTTAAGTCTTTACATCTAAGTTAAAAAAGCCTATATACGTCTTATGACAGAAAAGAAGAGAGACATAAAAGAGCTTATACAACACGAAGAAACCCACCTTAACAATTTACTAGAACCAAATGATTTAAAATCATTTAAGGGAATGGTAGATGAATTAAGAGATACTTGGACTAAAAAACAAATATTTAGAACAGAGACCGAAGCTAGAATATCTGTATTACAGGATAATCGTTACCCTAGTAAAGCTGCAAAATATTGGCAGTGTGTTAGAGAACAAAGTGTATTCTTAGAAAATCTAATGGCTTTATCTTTTGACTATAGAAGAAATGAAGCAAAGATTAAATGGTTAACTAAAAAAATAGAAACCGAAACAGATGAATATAAATTAGACTGTTACAAAATAGATTTAGATGAAAAGATTTATGCTAAAGCTAATATGGAAGCAGTTGCAAAAGATAGAATGCGTGAAATTAATATGTGGTCTAAATTAAAGAAAGAATTTAATGATGGAACATTTAATACTAAAGATGTGAATGAACATCAATTAGAAACTTATCACGAAGTATATTTAAACAAAGCTAAAACATTAACCTCAGGATCCTCTCAACCAGAAGTATTTAACGTAGTAGGTCAATTAGAAACTATAGAAAGAGTTAAAAAATCAGGTGAACTTAAATATGACAAGAAAGAAGAGATAACCTTTGGAAAACCTAATTCCTAAGAAGATATTCTTCTTATTAGCATTACCAAGATCTGGAAATACTTTATTTGGTTCTCTTATGAATCAAAATACAGATATAGCAGTTACTGCTAATTCTATTACTTTAGAGATAATGAAAGATTTGTTTCTGTTAAAAGAAACAGATGTATTTCAAAACTATCCAGATCACAAATCTTTAGATAATGTTTTATCTTCTGTATATCAAAACTATTATAACGATTGGAATTATAAATATATTATAGATAGAGGTCCTGTAATGACACCAGGAAATCTAATGTTAATTCAAAAACATTTAGGTCAACCTATAAAATGCATTATTATTTGGAGAGATTTATTAGATGTTCTTGCATCTTATATTAAATGGTTTGAGAATGAACCAACCGCTTTTCCTAATAAATATGGAAAGAAAACCATAGAAGAAAAATTGTGGATGTTAATGAATAGCGAGGGTGCAATTGCTAAAGATTTAATAGCTGTTCAAAATGCAATGAGACCAGAGAATAAACATATGTGTCATTTTTTAAAATATGATGAATTAGTAAATGATACAGAACAACAACTAAATAAAATATATGACTTTTTAGAGATACCTAGATTTAAACATACCCTGCAAAACTTGACGCAATTCAAAGTAAATGGTATGGGTTATGATGATACCATCGTTGGAAACAAGATGCATACTATTAAAACAGAAATTAAAAAAGAAGAGAATCCTTATAAAGCAATGATACCAGAAAGTATTATAAGAGCATACGGTCACATAGTATTATGAACTTTAATTTCACATTTTTAGGACAATCTATCCTACGATATGAAACTCCTTTAGATATTTTCACAAGCATTAATCAAACGTATGAACAAAAATTAAATACGTTAGAACCTGCAAATAAACAATTAGTTGGTAAAATTAAAGATGAACATTCTTTATTTTATGATGGAGATGATGAATCTAAAATGAAAAAACATAATGCATTACCACAGAACGTATTAAATTGGTTTATGCAAATGTTTCATCATTATTTAGAATTTAATCATATTAGACAATATCAAACACATCTTAATTCAATTTGGATTAATGAAATGAAGGCACACGAATATAATCCTGTGCACGTCCATCAAGGTAATTTGTTCACAGGTCTATCTTCAGTTATGATTTTAAAATTACCAAATACTTATGGGGTTGAATATTCTGCAGAAGGATCTCCACAAAATGGAAAGCTTCAAATATTAGGTGCAAGTAATGGTCAGTTTGCAAAAGTTGATTATGAACCACCAATGAAATTAAGAGATTTTTATATTTTTCCATATGATATGAGGCATTGTGTGTATCCGTTTAATGGTACTAATGAGACCAGAAGAACGCTTGCAGCCAATTGTGATGTTTTATATAACCCAATAGAGAATAGAGGAGCAGAATGATAATAACAGAACCACGCTGGAAGTCCTTGATTGTAGAAACAACGACTCCATTATTTACACCAGAACAGTGTCAATTAATTATAAAAGCAGGACAATCTCAACCAAAAGAAGAAGGTCAAGTTGGTGGAGATAAAGGAGGCACTATTGATACAAAAGTTAGAACTTCACATATTTCTTGGATACCATTTAATGTATTACCCGAAATGTATAAGACATTAGAAAAAATAATGGTGCAAACAAATGGTAATCATTTTGGATTTGAAGGAATGCAAATAACAGAACCTGCTCAATACACAGAATATCCATCAGGCGGTTTTTATGATTGGCATATAGATTCAGATGTTAATTGTGCTAATGAACCACCAGTCCGTAAAATATCTATGACTTGTTTATTATCTCACGAATCTGAATTTGAAGGTGGTGGACTTGAATTAATGTCGGATGGTAAAATTGCAAGACCTAAACAAGGACAAGCTATTTTCTTTGCAAGTTTTATTAGACATAGAGTTATACCTATTACAAAAGGTGTAAGAAAATCATTAGTAATGTGGTTTGGGGGAACACCATTTAAATGAACCGAGAATTATATTTTGCAACACCTGTCTATGTCAAGGATGTGGGTACACCAGAACTTAATAATAAATTAGAACAAGATATTATAAACTGGTCTAATCAAGATAAAGGATTAGTCAGAACCAATATGAATGGTTGGCACAGTGAAACAGATATGCACACCAAACCTGAATATAAACCATTAGTAGATATATTATATCAAGCACAAGCATTTATTTATAAAGATGAGTTATTAGATAATGAACCTTATCTTGGTAATATGTGGGCAAACATCAATCCACCAGGTGGATATAATAGACCACACACTCATCCTAATTCTTTATGGTCAGGTGTTTATTATGTTAAAGCTCCTAGTAATAGTGGACATTTAAAAGTTGAAGATCCTAAGCCTTGTAGTTTAATATCCAGACCAAGACGCAAACAAGGAGAACTACCTATTCATTTATGGAATGAAGTGCATTTTGAACCTGTAGCGGGAAGACTTATTATGTTTCCTTCTTGGCTTAATCATTGTGTAGACCCCAATAGGTCAAATGATATAAGGATATCCGTATCATTTAATTTTCTGCAGAGAGGAATGTTTGTATGATTTCTAAAATTATATATAAAGAATTACCAATTGAAGATATTGCATATTTAAACAGAGAAGAGTTTACAGAGAATGGTCCAGAAAAAGCATTTTATCAACATCTCAAACAATCAATTGCTAAACACGGTATAAAAGATCCTGTGTATATTGTATATGGAGATAAAAATTATGGTGATATATTTAAAGTAATTGTAGGAAACAATAGAATGGTAATTGCTAAAACATTAGGTATTAAAACTATTCCATCTATTATTAATAATTTAAAATCTGATACACACTCTATAGAAGGAACGGTATTAGAAACAGATGAAGATATTAAAAGCTATTTTTATCTTCCTGATCAATTACAAATTAGAAGAAATGAACAGGGAGTAATTGATCAAATAATGCCAGTATATTATCAAACAGTAAAGGAGCACTATGTTTAACCAAAATAAATACCAAGTAATTAAAAACGCAGTTCCCTATGAACTAGCTAATTTTTGTTTTAACTATTTTCTTCTTAAAAGAGATGCAGTTAAATTTATGTATGATAGAAATATTGTAGCAGAATCTCCATTACTAGGAACCTGGAAAGATCAGCAAGTACCCAATGTCTATTCTCATTATGCAGACTTTGTAATGGAAACATTATTAATGAAAGTAATGCCTATTATGGCGGAGCAAACAAAATTAGATTTAATTCCTACCTACTCCTACGCGCGTGTGTACGAGAAAGGTTCTATATTAAAAAGACATAAAGATAGACCGTCTTGCGAGATATCTACCACATTAAATTTAGGTGGTGATCCTTGGCCAATCTTTATAGATCCAACGGGAAGTAATAATGTAATAGATGAATATAAAAATATTATAAAACCCAATGCACCAGCAGGTATACAAGTAGATTTAGCACCTGGAGATATGTTAGTTTATTCAGGATGCGAGTTAGAGCATTGGAGAGAAGAGTTTCAAGGCAATCTTTGCGGTCAAGTGTTCTTACATTATAACCATAGAAACGGTCAGTTTGCTGAACAAAATAAGTTTGATAAAAGAGCCATGCTTGGCTTACCTTCTGGTATCAAGTAAGCTATACTAAGCAGTATATATAGTTTAAAATGTCGTTATGGCATTAACAAAGATCCCATTTCAACCAGGATTTAATAAACAGTTTACAGATACCCAAGCAGAAAATGTATGGGTAGACGGAGATAATGTACGCTTTCGTTATGGTCAACCTGAAAAAATAGGTGGTTGGTTAGAATTAGTAAATGATACATTAGTCGGAGTAGCTAGAGCTCAACACTCCTGGTCTGATTTAGACGGTAGAAAATACGCTGTTATAGGAACTAATCGTTGTTTAATTGTTTATTATGCTCAAGATTTTTATGACATTACTCCTATTGATCCAGATAGAGAGCAAACAGGAGCAGATATAACCACAACCACTGGTTCTACAACTGTAACGATTACCACTGCTGCACCTCATCAATTAGAAATAGGAGATTTAACAACTTTTGAAAATGCTGGTTCTTTCACAGCTGGTCAAACTGATTATGTAGCAGCAGACTTTGATGATGTATTATTTGAAGTTAGAACAGTTCCTTCAGCTACTACCTTTACTATTATCATGCCAACTGCTGAAACAGGCACTGGTGCAACCAATAATGGTACCTTAGATGTACTACCTTATATAGCAATTGGTAATGCAGTAGCGGTAGGAGCATTTGGTTGGGGAGCAGGTCGTTGGGGAGCATCCACTTGGGGAACTCCTAGAACTTCAGCAAATGCTACTTTAGATCCAGGTTCTTGGTCTTTAGATAATTTTGGTCAAAGATTAATTGCAACAGTTCATAATGGCAGATCTTTTCAGTGGGATCCTATTGCGGCTAGTGCCACAGCATTAACAACTAGAGCAACTCTTATTAGTAACAACCCTTCAAAATCAGTAATGTCTATTGTATCTGATAGAGATCGTCATTTAATTCAATTAGGCACAGAAACCACTATTGGTAGTCCTAGCACACAAGATAAAATGTTTATTAGATTTTCTGATCAAGAAAATATTACAGTATATGAACCAACCTCTGTTAATACCGCTGGTACATTTAGAATTGATAATGGAAGTAAAATTGTCGGAGCCGCTAAAGGTAAAGATTACATTTTAATTTTAACCGATACTTCTGCTTATGTAATGCAGTTCGTAGGATCTCCTTTTACTTTTTCTATTAGACAAGTAGGTTCTAATTGTGGATTAATAGGACAACATGCTTTAGCATTTGTGGATGGTTCTGTGTATTGGATGTCTGATCAAGGAGCTTTTTATGTATTTGATGGAACAGTAAAATCATTACCGTGTCCAGTAGAAGATTTTGTGTATACCACAGGCGGAGATAATTTAGGTATTAATTATGATGCAGGCGAACAAATATTTGGTGGACACAATAGTTTATTTTCAGAAGTAAATTGGTTTTATCCTAAAAATGGATCTAATGTAGTAGACCGTGTCGTTACTTATAATTATGTAGAAGGATCTTGGACAACAGGGTCATTAGCTAGAACTACGTATGTAGATAAAGGTATATATGAGTTTCCTTATGCAACTAAATTTATAGAAAATCAGTTGGCAACTTTTCCTGTAGTTCAAGGATTAACAGCGGATCAAGGAGCAACTGAATACTATGCTCACGAAGTAGGAATCAATGAAGTTGCAGCAGATGGTACCGTAACAGCTATTACTTCCTTTATACAATCAGGAGACTTTGATTTAGATGCAGATGGAGATGGAGAATTTTTTATTAAAATAAGAAGATTTGTACCTGATTTTAAAATTTTAACAGGAGATGCAAAAGTAACTTTATTATTACGAGACTATCCAGCAGATACTGCAGTTAGTTCTACCTTAGGACCATTTACTATAAACGCAAACACAGATAAAGTAGACACTAGGGCAAGAGCAAGATTAGCTGCTATAAAAATAGAAAATGATGCAGCCAATCAAAACTGGAGATTAGGTTTATTTAGATTTGATTTTCAACCCGATGGAAGAAGATAATGGCAAAAATTACAGCATACATACCTGAACCAAAACCAGAATATAATGCAGAAAATCAAAGGCAAATTATTGAAGCATTAACAACTACTAAACAACAATTAAATACTTCCTTTTTAGAAGATTTAAAACAAGAAGTAGAACGTATGAGTTGGTTTACTATGGGAGGACAGTGCTAATGTCAGGATGTAATAATGTTAATGTAGAGCCAACCGTTATTGGCGGTGGTAATGGATCTAATGCTTATGATGCATTTGGAAGATTAAGAGTTTCTAATCCTTTAACTATTTTTG